TATAGGGTTGTTCAAGAGGCAACCCGCCCTCCGTACTACTCGCTTGAGTACTTATGCTTTGATGATAAGGGCGAATTTATTGTGAAGGGCGAACCCCTTCTCTTAGGAAGGAGTCTTAAGGAATTATGAGATACATTAGTAAAGATGATAGAAGCAATAGACGCGGTAGTCATGGATGAAATTAAGTCAGGTCAAATTGCACCCGATCGGTTGTAAAAACATAGTAGAATTTACAACGAATACCCGATGAGGTGCAAATCTAAAACCCCAGTAAAAACAAGCGAAATGAGCACAACAACAATCGGGACTCAGGAGTGGGTTACCGAAGACCTTAAGGTAACCAAGTTTCACAACGGTGAGGACATCCCGTTGGTGACGGACAATAAGCAGTGGTCGCAACTTACAACAGCGGCCTATTGCATCACTCCAGATGGCAATTACCTCTACAACTGGTACGCGGTTAACGATTCACGAGGACTTGCACCTGAAGGGTTCCATGTCCCCTCAGATGATGAATGGACGGAGTTAACTAAATCCTTGGGCGGTGAGGATATTGCAGGAAAGGAATTAAAATCTACTGATTGGAATGGGACAAATTCCAGCGGCTTCTCGGCATCACCCAAAGGCTTTCGAGATTCCAACTATGGAATCTTCTACAATCTCGGGTTCCTCGGCTACTGGTGGTCTGCGACAGCTTATGATACCCATTACGCTTATAGCCGCGACCTAACCCCCAACTATTCAGATATATACCGTAACTACTTCAACTTGCAAAGCGGCTTCTCTGTCCGATGCATTAAAACACAAATCAAATGAAACCAGAACTTATGTCCGCTAGCTTCACCTTTGGGCAAGAAGGTAACACCGAGGGAACGACGAGTGAGTACGAAGAGATTACCATCGAATATCAGAATCCGTTTGATCTTCATCATGGGTTCTTCGTATTACGAACCACTGGCTGGTCTATTGACAACGCAGCAGAACTTGCAGAACTCTTGGATAGGATTATAAAAGTAGACACCAAAGAGAAATAACAATGAACGAACAGCAACTGATTTCGCTTGCCGAGACAGGCAACGACGAGAAAGCCAACGAAGCTATGGCTATCCTACGCAAGGATTACGACCCTACCTATATGTGGTGCGCTGACTGCGATTACCTTGTGGTAAAAGAGAAAGATTGCTGTAACAACAAAACGAGAAATGAAAATAACCATTGAGGAATACCACTACACTTGCGACGATGGGTGCTGCGATACCTATGGTTACAATGTCTTTGTGGATGGGAAAATCATTGGCTCCATCGTAGACGACGATGTCAACGGATTGGTTGAACTACTGAACGTATGGCTTGATGGTCTACCTTCAACGGATTGGTTGAACTACTGAACGTATGGCTTGATGGTCTACCTAAAGAGGCTGGTGACTATTAACTCTAGCTGGTGACTATTGCGACTCTGGCTGGTGACTATTCGACAGAGGGAAATGCGTTTCCTTCTGTGGAAATAACTAACTAATTAACAAGCAGATACAAACATGAAAGTAACAATGGAATTTGAACTGCCTGAACATGAATCTGAGTTCAATCGTGCAGTGAACGGAGCCAAAATGGCGTTGATGCTTCACGACCTGGTAGAGGGACTGCGGGTGAGATACAAGCACAAAGAAGATCTGTCTGACGATGCACGAGAAGAATGCCTGTACACACGTGAGAAAATAAATAATATGTTGTATGAATACGGCATATCATTTTTGTACGACAACGATTAATCATTATCTTTGTAATTGATTCACAATGTGGACGAAGAATAAAAAGCAAATGGAATCGAATATGACTTGGGGGGATTTGGATCGGGCTGTGTTTGACTGGGCAGTGAGCAGGAACCTGATCAACAAGAACAACATTCAGGGGCAGACGATGAAGGTGATGGAAGAACTCGGCGAATTGTGCAGAGCCATCAACAAGAACAAAAAGGACGACACCATCGACTCCATTGGTGACGTGCTTGTCACTATCATCATCCTTTCCTATCAGCTAGGACTCAATCCTGAAGAGTGCTTGGCAGAAGCATACAAAACCATCAAGGACAGAAAAGGAGTCACAATAAATGGAGTCTTTGTTAAAGAATGAGTTGACACTCATGCTTACCTTGGCTCTTGCCGTATGGCTTGCAGAGAAATTCAAGGAATCTAAAGATAAATAAAATGGAACAGGAATTGGTCTTTTACTATTCTCGCGGGGGTGTCGAGTACATCACCCCATCTTACCATCTTGCCTTCACTCGTACAGACGATTCAGTGCGCATGGCCGTTGCCGAGGCCACCTTTACTTTAGAGGAACTAGAAGAACTGCTTGAAGCCTAAAAAAGGTTAAAGACTTTCATACAACAAACAACTGCTGCAACTTGCAGCGTCATTTTAATTCATTTCAATGAAGATTCATTCTCAACTGCTTGCCGTGCAAGCACAACTCAAGGCCCCCAAAGGTCAGTTCAACAACTTCGGGAATTACAAGTATCGCTCATGCGAGGACATCCTCGAATCAGTTAAGCCCCTGCTTGCTGAACACGGACTCACCCTGTCACTCAGCGATTCCGTGCAAGAGGTGGGTGGACGTATCTACGTCAAAGCCACAGCGTACCTCGCCAACGAAGAGAGCGAAGGGGTGTACACAGAAGCGTTTGCCCGCGAGGAGGAAACCAAGAAGGGCATGGACGCAAGCCAAATTACAGGTGCTGCATCGTCGTATGCACGCAAGTACGCACTCAATGGATTGTTCTTGATCGACGACACAAAGGACAGTGACAGCACCAACACGCACGGGAAGGAACCCGAAGTCAAGGCTGCCCCTGCACCCGCACCAGCGAAGGAAGAGTCAATCATGGACAAAGCCGTAAACTACCTGAAGGCCGCACGTGATCGTCAGGAGGCATACGAATCAGTTATGAAGCACTATGGTGAGAAGTTGACTGACGCGCAGAAGGCATCCCTTAAAAAGTTCGTACGATGATTCTGCACGAGGTACTTCAGGAGAAGTACAACAAGCCACACCTCTCATACAGCAGCGTAAAGAATGCCCTGAAGGACATGAAGCTGTTTGATTTGTACATGAGCGGAAGTTTGCAGAAGGAATCAGATGCACTCCGCTTTGGCACGATGTACGATATGCTTCTGTTTGAACGGGACAAAGCATTCAACACGTACGTTGTACTAAATAACGATGTCATCTTGGAGCGATGCTCTGACAAGACAAAGTCTATGAAAAGCCCATCAGCTACCAACGAATACAAGGAGGCAAAGGCAGCACTAGTAGACGAATACGCAGCGGAAGGGAAGGTGATTTGCTCTCCTGAAGACTGGCAGATGGCGAACGAAATGATCGACCGCCTGAACGATTGCAAGCTGGTATCTGAATACATGAACGGGCAGTACCAGGTCATGATGACTAAGGAAATCTTAGATGGCGTATTGGTTAAGGGGGTGCTTGACTGCTTGTGCAAACACCACATCGTAGACAGCAAAAGCACACGCAGCGTAGACGGATTCCGTTGGGATGTGAATAGCTTTGGCTACGACATCCAAGCCTATCTCTACACAGCCATGACTGGCATCGAAAGGTTCTACTGGGTTGCACAAGAGAAGACATACCCATACCTTCCTGCACTCGTAGAATGCACAGAAGACACCATCTTCCGAGGCGAGGTAAAGTTCAGAGATGCCGTAGCACGTATCAAGAAGTACCTGTCCGAAGAGAAATCATTTAACGACGACTACCTCGTCTACCGCGTATGAAAATCCAATACCTGATCCTTGTAGCAGGGATCGTACTCGTAGCAATTCATTACTTCCTCTTTAATTTTTAATCATGTCTGACAAGAAGTACGACAGCGTCCTCATGGGGTACGCAGAAGAGCCTAGGTTTAATGCTGAAGGCCAAATCGAATCGTGGAAAGTGCGATTCAAAGATCACGAGATCAAGGAAATCCTTGACTCCTATGTTACCGCGAAACAAGCGGATGGTAAGGGCGGAAACGTCTTCCTCACCATGCGAATCAGCAAGAACGGCAAGCCGTACTGCTCGGTCTACAATCCCAGCAGCGCAGGTGCGGCTGAATCGAAGGCACGAGTAGAGAAGAAGAAGGGTGAATCAGACCTCCCTTTCTAAGTTCTTCGGTCTATACGCTGTATTGGAGTGGGGGTTGAGGGACATAGAGTTCCTTGGCCCCCATTCGTTTCGGGTGGGGAAGGACGGGAAGAAGATGACCTTCTACGTTCATGGACAGGATCACAACAACTACTCTCTTGACATCCCCGACAGCGAAGAAGAATACTACATCGTATTCATACCGAACAAAAGCGGAGACAACTGCGTCTTGATGCTTGGAAACGATTGCCGTGGCAAGACCATGACATTTGAGGAACTAGCACCTTTAATCAAAAGGAAATGGAGGATCGAGCAACCACACTCTACTACAACGAACTAATAGTTTCGTACAAGAGATCGGCCAAGGGACAATACTCCAAGAAGGAGGTGTGGTGCGTTTCGCGTTCAAACGACATCTTGGACATCCTAGATGACCCATTGGCTATGTCAAGGATGCTTTCGCAATGCTATCCAAAGACACACAAAGGAGAGAAGAAACTGATTATCAATGATATCGTAAACAGCAAACTGTTATGGAAAAAACCTACGAATACGTAAACAGCCCAGATCACTACAACGACTTCTCCAAGGAAGCGTGGGAGATGATGCTTGACATATGGGGGGAAGAGAAGTTTGTGGCATTCTGTGAGATGAATGCATTCAAGTACAAGATCCGTTTGGGAAGCAAGCCGAACGAGCCTGTAGAAAGGGATCTTGAAAAGGCTAAGTGGTATTTAGACATGGCAAAAAAGTACAGGAAATGAAGGTCACGATATTCAAGAACATCTACTCCACCTCGCAGCCCCATACCATATGGATGGAGACTGCCCTGAAGCGTATCAAGGATGGTACGAGCAGGGAGACGGTGGAGAGGGTGCGTGAAGGTGAGAAGAACGATAAGATGCTGCTCCCAGTGGTATTGTTTAGCGGAGAATTTACTTCTCGTGAAGACGATGCCATGGTGGAACACAGCGGATACATCGTACTTGACTTTGACAAGATTGACGTGTCCCAATCCAAGGACATCCTAGCTACGGATCAGTACGTCTATTCGTGTTGGGTATCCCCTTCGGGCAATGGACTCAAGGTGCTGGTGAAGATTACCAACCCAGAGCGCCACAGGGATCACTTCAGGTCATTGAAGAAGTATTTCGATGTGACTTACGGGTTGTACGTAGACGAGACTGGGATCAATGAATCACGGGCTTGCTTTGAATCGTACGACCCAAACATCGTCATCAACGAAGGAAGTACTTTGTATGGTGGTCTTGCTGGTTCCGTAACAGAACAGGCGGTTACCTCTACGGAGATATACACCGACTACATGAAGCTGAACCTGGCAGCGAAGATGATCCGCCAGGCAGAAGATGGGCAGAAGCACCACACGCTATTAAAGGCAGCCAAGCTATGTGGCGGTTACGTAGGCGTGGGGAGGATGGAAGAAGACGAGGTGGTCAGGGTCTTGTTCCGTGAGATACAGAAACGGGATGTAGATTCTGAAAGCACAGCCCTTGACACGATACGCCAAGGCATCGAATATGGCAGGACTACACCGATCCACGAATTGGTTAGCGACGAGCGTTCTATTGAACGTGAGATGCGAATCAACGATGGGGATATGTCATTCATCAGTAGCGACAACAACGACTTCCACCTGATCAATGAGTTTGCAGAGGGGAAGATTAAAATTGGATTGGATACAGGTGATATCAGGATGGACGAGTACTTCAGGTACAAGAACGAGTTCGTCATCTTCAATGGTCACAGCAACGTAGGTAAGACTACGATGGTATTATACCTGATGGTGAACGCTGCCATCCGTCACAATTGGAAGTGGCTCGTGTACAGCAGCGAGAACAGCACGTGGTCACTCAAGGGGACGCTGATGGAGTTCTGTACGCAGCGGAAACTGATTGACATGAACTACGACCAAAGGAAGACTGCCTACAAGTACGTCAACGAGCATTTCACTATCATCAAGAACAACGAGACGTACTCCTATGGCGACTTGATCATGTTCATGGAGAAGACTATGCGCTACGACAAGGTGGATGCAGTTTTTATTGATCCCTACAATAGCTTGAAGATTTCTATGAAATCAAACAGCATCGGGGTTCACGACTACCACTACGAAGCTGCTTCTGAGTTTCTTACGTTCAGCAAGGCCCACAACGTGGCTGTATGGCTCAATATGCACGCTGTTACAGAAGCCCAACGTAGGAAGGGAGATGACGGCCTTCCTGTAGCTCCTTACGCAGAAGACACAGAGGGTGGTGGAAAGTTTGTTAACCGTGCAGACGGGTTCCTGACCATTCACAGAAAGATCCAATCTCCCGACCCTGCGATACGCAAAAGCACTGAGATTCATGTACGTAAGGTGCGTGAAGTGAAAACTGGAGGACAGCCTACACCCATCGATGAGCCGCTATTGTTCCACATAAACTCCACAATGACTGGTTTTGCCTCAAGCAATACTTTAGGTGGACTATTCCAACCCATTACAAATCAGTTCGATGTGTATCGTGAGTTCGACAGAAATATATAATTTGACTTTCAACGAAAAAGTCTGTAACTTTGCCCAATGCCAAGGCACAGCAATCGTGCGAAGCAACGTGCGGGGTCCCAAACCCCAGCACGAGCGACAGCACGCAAAAGAGAACTCGGCAGATACAAATCCTCCCTAGAGAAATACTGCGCTGACAGGTTGTCTGAATTGGGGATAAGTTTTGCCTACGAGGAAGCAGAGTTTACGCTTCAAGAAGGGTTCAATTACGAGGGTGAATACTGGAAGATGACCCCCAAGGGGAAGGAACTGCTTAACAAAACTGGGAATGCGGTCTTGCCGATTAAGTATACCCCAGACTTTGTAGGAAGGGACCACAACTGGATCATTGAAACCAAAGGGTATACACCTTCACAGCACACGTTTCCACTTAGATGGAAGCTGTTCTTAAATTACCTTTACAAAGAAAACAAACCGCTTCCAGCGTTATTTATCCCAAAGAATAAGTTTCAAGTAGACGAGTGTTTGAATATTATAAAGGATTTGATTAAAAATGGACAGATTTAGGTTATCTAGTATGTATTTCTTGTCTACGTCTAGGATCTGCGATGAAGCGGAGGAACTATACGAGAAACTTCATGAAATAAACGGGAGCGCAAATATTGAAAAGGACAAGGTTCTTGAAAGCGTCAAGAGGTTCAAGTCCTCTGTGGCTATAGAAACTGATTTAATTAAAGAAGCCCTGAATGAGTACCTGGAGACACAAGGTAAAGCAGGGGTATAATAGGTCTTTCGCAAGCCAAAACCGATTCATAAACAGTTGTCTTGCATTGGGGTTTGAGACACTCCCAGCAAGCATACAGGATGATGTTAATCGACACATTGACGTTTGGATCACCTACCAAGGCAAAGGCCCTTGGGGAGTGGATGTGAAGGAAAACATGAACGTCAACCTCATATGGGTTGAATTCACCAACGTGATTGGCAATAAGGGATGGATTTATGGGGATGCAAAGATCATTGCCATAGACATCCCAGAACTATGTGGCTTCGCCATAGTAGACCGACTCGACCTGCTAGAATACAGCCTAAATAACGTACAGGATGTATTCGTTCAGAAAAGAGATGACGCGTACAAGAAAAAGTACACTAGGTCTGGTAGGAAGGATGTAATCTCTTACATCAACTTACACGATTTGAGGGGTTTAGAAACCTTCAGAGTTTGGGGATACGCTGTAGATTTCTGATTATCTTCGCGGTCTTTCCAAAAATAAATTACTTATGAACACTGTTAATTCGTCCACGATTCCGTGGGGGGAAGTAGGTTACCCCGTCTTCAAAAGAACCTACGCCAGAGCCATTGACAACAGAACAGAAGAATGGCATGAGACCGTTGAACGCGTGGTAAATGCTTGCAACGATCAGCTTGGATGTGATTTCAATGAAGCAGAGAAGCAAGATGTTCGTGACATCATGCTCAGCCTCAAAGGAACTGTAGCTGGGAGGTTCCTGTGGCAGCTTGGCACAGAGACCGTAGACAAGCTTGGACTCCCTTCCTTGCAGAACTGCGCCTTCGTAGTGGTAGACGAAGAGATCCGTCCTTTTACGTGGGCATTTGAGATGCTTATGCTGGGTAGTGGGGTTGGATTCAACATCCAGAGACACAACGTAAAATACTTGGCAAACCCATACGAGAACGTAGAGATTAAGCGTGTAGATCAAAACGATGCTGACTTCATTGTCCCCGACAGCAGAGAAGGGTGGGTTCAGCTGCTTAAGAAGGTGCTGGAGGCTTCGTTTGTTACTGGTAAGGGGTTCACCTTCGCTACGCATTTGATTCGCTCTAAAGGCTCTCCTATCAAAGGATTCGGGGGTGTGGCCAGTGGCCCAGAGGACCTCGTGTGGGGCATGATGGAAATTAACAAGCTGCTGAACGGAAAGAATGGTGAGTACCTGACTCCTACAGACTGCCTAGACATCATGAACATCATTGGCAGAATCGTGGTGGCTGGTAACGTAAGGCGCTCTGCACAGATTGCTATCGGAGATGCTGACGACATCGATTACCTGCGTGCAAAGCGTTGGGACCTTGGCAACATCCCGAACTGGAGAGCCATGTCTAACAACAGCGTAGTGTGCTCCAACATCAATGACCTGCCAGAAGAGTTCTGGGAGGGCTACAAGGGCAACGGAGAGCCATATGGGTTGATTAACTTGGATGCCGCGCGTCGGATGGGGCGTACAGGTGAGACCCAATACCCTGACCAAGACGTTCAAGGGTTTAACCCGTGTGCAGAGCAGAGCCTTGCAAACTTTGAGACGTGCTGCCTCGCAGAGGTATACCTCCCGAACATCACATCATACGCAGAACTGAAGAAGGTAGTCAGATACCTGTACCGAATCAACAAGCACAGCCTGGCAATCAAATGTGCCGTAGAAGAAACAGAGCAGATTGTGCATGAGAATATGCGCATGGGCATTGGGGTTACTGGTTATCTTCAGGCCACAGAAGAGCAGCGTTCATGGTTGAGCGATTGCTATGTATACATCAGAGCATACGATGAAGAATACTCTAACATTATTGGATTCAATAGAAGCATTAAGCTCACCACGGTTAAGCCATCTGGAACACTTAGTCTTCTCGCTGGCGTTACACCAGGCGCACATCCTGCCTATAGCCAATTCTACATCAGAAGAGTTAGGATGGCCTCAAATAGCCCTCTTGTTAGAGCAGCAAAGGACGCTGGTTATCCAGTAGAGTTTGTACGCAACTTCGACGGCACGGAGGACCACAGCACAGAGGTAGTAAGCTTCCCATGTAAGTTCCCAGATGGGACCAAGCTGGCAAAGGACATGACCGCTGTGGATCAGCTTGAGGTTATCAAGCGTTTGCAGAAAGAGTGGTCAGATAACGCAGTGTCTGTAACCATCTACTACAGACTGGAAGAGTTGGATGAAATCAAGGCGTGGCTGGTTAACAACTACCCCAACGTCAAGACAGTTTCCTTCTTGCTTCATAACGACCATGGGTTCGATCAGGCCCCGTTGGAAGAAATCACGGAAGAAGAATACAACAGGATGTCTGAGATGGTAAGTCCGTTGGTATCAATTGATGGTATCAAATTCGACGATGTTGACATCACAGATTGTGACTCAGGCGCTTGTCCAGTGAGATGAAGCCGATATCAGAATGCTGGGTAAGCCAGCTATATCACTTTGGAGAAGGGGCGTTAGCCCCTTTTCTTTTCTGCCTTCTTGATCTTACGCTCCTGCTTGAGCATCGCTGCCGTAGGTTCCTTCCCAGATCCTCTGTTGGCTCGTATGTTGTCCCACAGGCCCCTCTTGGAGTACGACCCATCCTTTCTCTTGATCAGCTTCATATTTATGTGGATAAAACGGTTTGTGCAGCGGTTAGTGTTCTGTATCTTTGTATCGCTAGACGATAGCGTTCTAGTTTGTTGTTTGTTGATATCAAAGGAGGGGGGCCGCAACGGCGGCTCCCCTTTATTTTTTCTTCATGGCCCTAAGGAACTTCTTGGGTACAATCTTATTTATTTTAAACTTACCACCCTTTTCAAACGTAGGCATCTCAGCTTCTCTCTTCAAGAATTTCTCTGGGATGTCAAATACGTAATAGTAGTACCCCCTCATTCTTTCTTTCCTTAACGTGACATTTAATTCTTTAGCAGCAAATCTAGCTTGAGTTTCATAACGCTCTCTTATGTTTTCACGAGAGGCGCTTTCTACTTCATCAAACGTATTGTCTTTGCTTTTTAGGTGATATACTGGGGTAGAAGCCTTTCTTATTCTTTCGTCAAAGTCGAGTTCATCGCGCCAATCTTCTTGAGTTTTGTATCCCTGAATAATGGTAGCCGTTTCTTTAGTGGGATAAGCAATTTGTGTTTGACCATTATTTATAGCTATTTGAATAGATTTGTAAAGCTGTGTTCTTTGGTATGTCTCTACATCTTTTAATTGCTTTAAAAACGGGGCCTCAAACTCATTAAACTCACTTCTTGGCCTATTGATCCCCATTTCAACATACCTTTTGCCAGTTTGAAACAAATCAGATTGAGATTCATGCACTTGAAGTACTTCTGGATATTCTAAGTCTACATTCACCCTAATGTGACCCCACGCTTCTGGAGATTCAGTGCCTTTCCAGTGCGTACCTTCGTGCATAAACATCTGCAATTCATCGTTAAAAACGTCGGATTGTTTTGGACCTCTAAAACCACTTTCAGTCAACATCGAATTTGCTGAAAGTAAGAACACAGTTCTGCCAACATTTATTTTTGATGGGTCTTTGCCCTTCTCAACAAGGCTTTGTAAGGCTTTATTTCTTTGTGACAGCTTGCGTTGTTTTACATTTTTAAGGGCTTTCGCTGTCTCCGACATATATGTTATGTAATTTAACGATTTAGATAGCTTAGTAGGTGAAACTTCAGCATTTAAGAATGAATTATTTGAAGAGGCAAGAAATAATTCATTTAAACCTAACATAGAATTCTCAAAATATCTTTCAATGTTGCTAAGCGTAATAGCAACATTTTTAACCTCGTTAGCTATTTGAAAATGAAGGTCCTCTAATCCATCTGGAATTTTAAGCCCCAGTTTAGACAGGAAATCTATAAAGCTGTATACATCATTATCGTTCATTATATTTCGGCCATTTCTTGCTGTTAGATATTCTGCAATGTGTTCAATTGGCCTTTTTTCTAAAGTAAAATATGCAAGTGGATTTTCATAATATTTAATTTGTTCTGAATTAATATCAAGTGTGATCAAATTATCTTGATCGAATGGATTGCTAGACGTTCCTAAAAGAAACGAAATTATTTCTTTTTTAACACCTCCTGGCAAATACGCATTAGTAGACAGCCCTTCTACTTGGCGGCCTAATTCGGTTCTTAATTTTTGTATATGATCTAAGCCATAATAGTAATCATTTAAACGACTAATTGCAGTTTCTAATCTAGACCGAGACGAATTAATGGCGTTTTGTTTAGCGTTAAAAACTTTTGTTTCCTTACTATCTGATTGATCATCCATTAAAAAATTCAAAAAATTTCCAAAATTATAGCTTTCTTCTTTTAAATACGCATTTGGTATGTCCTCATAGTTTATATCATCGTCGTCAAATAGTTTTCTAAAGTTTGCCCTAGACCCTGGATTGTCAATGTCTTCAAGTTTTTTTAAAATCAACCTTCCAAGAAACGCATTATCAAAATCAAAGTCTAAATTTTCTGTAATGCTTAAAATTGGGTGACTTTCAATTACAGCTTCTTTAAGCGATTGAGAATTTTCTGGAGAAAATAAATCTTCGTCTAATTGAGAAATAACTTGACTAAATTCTTCAGGATCATATTCGCTTATCCTTTCTGTAATGTAGCTCATGTCGTTAGCCGACTTGGCAAACTCGTTTATTATCACTTTCTTCTGTTCATGATCAGCTACTTCACTAAGAATTGGAAATATTTCGCTTTCGTAGTTACCAGAAAAATTTGGTACAAATTCTCCATATTCAAACTTTATGAATGGACCTAGCGTTGTTTGCAAATTATCTGGTAATTTTCTTCCATTTTTATCGGTTAATGGCTTGCTAAATACCGATTCCATCATGTGACTTGTCGTTTTTTCAACCAATGAAAACGGATCGATATAATCTGACAATGGTTTCAGCTTGTTTCCAGTTAAATCATCTCCAAACACAAGATTTTTATTTCCCCATCTGGTAAGCGGATAAACTACATTGTCATAAACATCTTCGTCTATGTTTATGCCAGAGTTTTTTAGTTCAACAAGCACTTGGTCCGCATCATTCGTGTCAACGGCTTCAAGCCCATCAAATGTTATCGATCCTCTTTCTGGCGATCTAATAGCTTCTATGTTATAATTAGCAAATTTTTCAGTTGTGGTTACTTTTGGGTTATATAGGTTGTGAACCGCTACCCTCAAAAGATCAAGATTTACATCTCCCTTATTGTTAACTGCTTCTGGCGTTAACTCTAAAGCTCTCCTGATATATGTTTTGTCCCCAGCAGATAGGTTATCGCTGTTCATGGTGTTTGCGAAAGCGCTTGCTGGCAATGTTCCGTCTGGCCTAGCTTGTTTTGCCAAAATACCCTGATCCATCAATGACTTAGGTACAAATGCGTTATCTCCAAGCGGTGCTGGGAGGTATCTGTTTGGCTTCTTCTTCGGGGTTCCTCCATCCCCGCTAGGCAGGTTTCGAGGTGGGCCACCTCCCCCAACTCCTTCTGGCAAATCGAACGGGATGTCAGCGCCCTTCATTCGCTGCTTCCTGATTGCAGATAATAGACCTGCACCTGCAAAGTTCAATGGGTCTGTAAGAGCGTCTACAGCAAACGCCCCGATAGGATTCTCAATGCCCAGTGCTTCTGAAGGTGATGAGATACCTGGGTCTTGCCCAGAAAGCATAGCCACAGGATTAAGATTCACTTCATCCAGCTTGCCCATAGCTTGCGCCAATGGCGCTGTAACCAGCGCCTTCTGCAAATAGCCCAGAGGCTCAGAGAAGGCAGCATAAGCTTGCAATGCACCTTGAACGGCATTGGTAGTCCCCTCTCGTACCGATGCCTCCATCTCCCTGGCCTGGCTAATCCCCTCTTCCCCAAGGTTCCTGTTGTAGAAGTAGTTGCTCCTTTGCAGGGGAGACGAGAATGTAATTCTACCCTGTTCGTCACGCGTGTACTCCTCCCCAACAATAGCGGCAGGAAGGGCAAAGACGTACGGGTTGCCAGACGGATCGACCATCGCGTCGGATGGCGGCTTCAGCGTACCCTTGTTCAGGGATTCTTTAATAAGATATGCGCTCTTGGCGTTGTCCTTAATCTGCTCGTTATAACCAACCTTATACCGCTTCCTTGGTCTCATTGTCTATTCAGTTTTTCAAGTAGTTCGTGTATATTCTCTGGCTTTGTGCCTACTAGCTCTGGGGTCAGTATTTGGTCGCAATTGCACTGCTGACCATATACATTCAATAAATATAGTATGTCATTTGACGTGACCATGTGGTCCAAATCAATGTCCCCTTCGGTACAGAATTCACAACCTATATTTGATAAAATTACCAGAAGGTCGTTTGTACCTACGTGGCAATCTCCATTCAGATCACCAAAACAGAATACATCATCAGAAAACAATTCAGACCTCTGGTATTCAAGCATGGCGTGCATACGCTCTATCTGTCCGTCCGTAAACACGTCTCTGCATTCTTCTGGGCAGTAGTCCATATGATTGTTGGGGTAGAACTGCACCCCTCCGTAATTCATCAATGGGCAATGATACCCTGGAACATCTGGACAGCCTTGGCTAACCTTTGTAGGAGGCGTGTCGCACACGTAGTCTCCGCTGTGTTCGCAAGGGCCTAGGTATTGACCGCAGTTAGAGATGGCGCTTGCGCCGTTCTTAAACACATGATGCAGTCCACAGTAGTGACCAACCTCGTGAGTAAGAGTTTCATTCTCAAACCTGAATGTGAGGTGAGGCCCGTATGTCCCCATCACCTCCGTCTCCACCCACACCCCATCCAACACGCTATACGGAAGGTATGTGACCCATGCAAAACCAAGGATCGATGAGCAGAGGTCTGGGGCAACGTAGATGTTGCAGTACTCTGCCGTATTCCATCTAACCATATTGGTCCACTGAGCCATCTGCGTCCCATACTGAGGGAAGCAAACGCCGTTACTTGCTCTGTATGAAGATGCCCACGTGAAGTTGTTCAGGTTCGTGTAGTCAATGTCTTCTAACGTAAACGAGATGTCTGTCCCATCGAAGTCTACATTAAGTTGATCCATAGCATCAACAATGACATCCTCTGGAATCATGCTGTTGGCGAAGGCTGTATCCCAAAGGATATGCACAACGCACTTGATTTGTTTTTGAGAATAGGCAGTTCTATTCTTCGCATGGTTCTTTGGAAGTACATCCTCCTGTGGCCCCATCACAAAACACTCTTCTTGTGCTGGAAGCACTTGCGCGAGAGTGATGAGCGCCGACAAGAGAAAGAACCGTATCATCTTCGTTTAATTTGAACCTTTTCATAAGACCTTCCAGCAAAGTATGCTGTAAAGGCTGTAGTCATAAGTATACCCATCGTGTCAACATAGACATCCTTAACGCTAAAGTTTATTTTGTCTATGCTGTCAAACAAAGCAAATATAGTAAATGATAAAACAAGGAACACCAACATCATGGGTCTGATGTTCTTAGAAAGCCATGAGTCAGACATCATGTCTGCCTTCCATCTTTCAGTCACGTTATCCTGTGCATTGGCCTCATAATCAAGCAGCATCTTCTCAAACTCCATTTTCTCTTGAGCCGTCATATTTGGTTCAAGATCAATGAGCCGCTTGACCACCCCCAATGCCCCGTTGTCGGGGAGAAGGTCACCTACAGTATCAAGAACCCCAGGAGCCTTTTCCTTCAACCAAGTTCCCACCTTGGTATCTTTAATTTTCTTCCTGCCCTCTCGTTTCATTGTACATCTTGTTAAATAGTAAGTACACTCTAAACTGCGCGTCTCTTATATCTGTCAGTCGGTTCTGCTTCTCTGCATAGTCCATCGTCATAGAGTTTCTCACCAGACGCTCTTGTCTACGCAGTTCCTTCATCGTCTTCTCTACCTGCTTGATTTCGTTGTTCAAGGTTCCGACACCTCTATACAACTGCTTCGTAGGATCTGGCTGTCTAGCTTCTGGGTTGTTGTACTCGTCGTACAGTTGTTGTACCTCAAGCTTACGCTCCCTGTACAATCTTGGGTGGTATGTACGGGACTTCTCCTTGTACACAGTTGACATCAACGGGACATCATACGGGGACACAGGAGCGCCCTCAAACAAAGCCCTTCCAGTCTTTGCTGTCTTGCCAATGGTGTTTCCAAGCCCACCGTAGTAAGATTCCATCCAGTGCCAGATGTAGTCTGGGTTTGCGTCAATGGCTCCAGATCGTTCAACACTTCCACCAGTCAGTTCATTTATATCCTTAAACACCTCCCTCATCCAATCGGGGGCATTCTTTGAGAGCTGTGAACTTGGGGTGGTTTCGCCTGGCATACGTTCACGCAAGAACTTCTCCCCTTTGTAGTTCTCGTTCAAAGCATTCTCTATACCCGCCTTGATGTAGGATGGAACAACGGTGCGGAAAATCTTCCCTTCGAGCGTCTCTGAGTTTGTGGCAATGGACATGGGAGAGAAGCCAGTTATGATTGATTCAGCCATAAACGCAGTGGCTTCCCACGGATTCCTCAATCCAGCGGCAGATTCAGCCATAATAACCCCAAGGTTGTAATAGGGGCTAAGTCCATAAGACAGAGGGACTTGAATTCTATTCTCCCCGCCCATAAGTATGATCGATCTCTGCTTGTAGAAGTCATCAATCTGAGCGTACTCCTCTGTGCCAGACTCGTCTTCATCAGACATGGACAGGTTGTACATCGTTATCATGAGACCCAACGCAGCGAAAGAAGCCAACGACTTCTGTCCAGGGCTAATCCGCTCATACCACTCACGTGATTCGCCGTTCCTCTTTACTGGCGGCTTGAGTTTCGTCAGAAGCCTGAATGAGTTGCGAACGCCTTGCACGCCAGCGTTAAAGAAGATATAGTGAGAACCCATGGTATGGGTGAAGTCACCAGACTCGTTGAAGTTAACTGTGACGTTCTTAGCTAGTTGAGCCGCTCGCTCCTTGTCTGCTCCAGCACGAACAGCAGCGATATAAGTTGCAAGCCTGATAGAATCTTCAAACCTTTCGTTTATGTTCTCAATTACCCCGATGGTGTACTCGTACACCTTAGCCCCCATTTTCTTTATGTCCGCAGCAGTTCCAGTAGCCAAAAGGTCATCAATCTTTTCTATTACATCTTGCAGATTGTTTGCTTGAGAAAAGCCTGTCTTTCCGCCTAAAGAAACATACTCCTCATACCGATCTCTGTACTCCTGCTTCATGCTACCCTTCTTCATTGTCGTGAAGAGTTCAAAAGCAGTTTGGGCTGTAGCTTTTATAAAGTCTCCTGTGCCAAACTCAGTACCAAAGATGTAGCCTCCTTCGATTTCACTCTCGTTGATCGCAAAGATGATTGCTTGCTCAAAGTCCCTGATGCTGTTTGGGATAAAGAACGTAGGAGAAGCTGTAGTTGTAGTCTTACGTATGACGCTGATAAACAGTTGAGACATAAGCTTTGAGAACTTATCCACCTTCACAACATCCATATTCTGGAGTGATCTAGAAAGACTTTCTCCATACCTGCCCTTGAAGGAGACATAGAACTGCTTCCCCTTGTAACGAAACTCTACAGCCTTCTTCTTGTCATCCTTGCTCAACTTGTTCTCGTACTCTGGTTTAGAGATGATTTCCCAGAACTCTGGCGCTTTGTTGTTGTTTACCAAAGCAGCCAAAGACTGCATCACATTGTTCTTCTCGCCCTTGGCAATGACCTGAGCTGACAGGTTGAAGATGTTTGCAGGGATATTGCTTACCTCCGTTTTTCTACCCTTAATTCTCTTGAACATCTTGCCTTTAACAGCAAGACCAGTTCCGCCTCTGGGGTACAGCGACTCAACCGTGCTGCTTTCGTCTGCGGCAATACCATCAAGAGGAACGTAGTTAGAGAACATCTGGTTCCAAGCATCAATGGTGCTTTGGCTTTCAAGCTGATAATCAACAAGATGAGACTGTGCAATCTTGATCTCCTTATACAGCATATCTGCGATTGGCTTTATCGCCTCCTCCTTACCTGCAATTTGCTCAATCATTTCAACCCTTCTATCTGGCGTTAATCCAGACCCAAACTCTATACCGTCTCTAGACAACACGAGGGCATCGCGTTCGTCTGCGTGGGCAAGCATGAGATAGGCGTGTACATCTTCGTTAGTAAGCTTTGCAGCCTTCAGCATCTCAGCGTATTGGTTGAGTCTTTCAAACACAGCCTCCTGCCTGTATGCTACCCTCTGAGGCATGAGGTCTCTACGCAATCTGAAGTCCTGTTCTATAGGAACGAGATCGCCTTGAGACGAAACAATACGATCCTGTACATCCAAGAGTCTAGCCATGCTTGATTGCCAGAACTTCCTAAAGCTGATGACACTTTCTTGAAAGTAACTAAGGTTGCGAGGAACCCATTCGCTGGAGTTCACAGGACCTTGGTTTAGCGTCCTGTCTTGCATAGCACCAGACTCTTCTCCGTACTCGTGGGTTACGTTGTCTAAGTTGCTGGGATTGAAGATGCGCTCGTAGATAGCACGCATATCATCGTTCAACTGCAACTCAAGTGGGCTACCCTTGATACCCATGTAGATTGTCTCCAACCAGTCAACGAACTTCTGGAAGACTTTCTTGACCTTCGGATCAGCGGAGACTCCTTCGTGGATGAACTTCTCTGCTCCAGAAGCAAACATCTCGCTGGTCTCTACCGTCCATTCTGAATGGCCCGCCCAAGTCAGTACGCTGTTTCTCTCATCAGCCGTCAACGAATCCTCGAAGATGTGTGCCATCTCGTGGATAGGAGAGGACACGTCTGGATTGGTGAGGGCGAAGATGGTGTACTTGTTTTCTTGGATAAGTACTGCTGCTCTGCGGTTCTGGAAGTAAACGGGATTGCCGTTAACGTCTACTACCTCAGCCCTGTTGTCTGTCTGTGTTGCGCTGTAGTTTGGTTTGATCGGAGTAGACTCTACAGGGTTACCTTGGGCTGCCGCTATAGCCTTTTGACGAACTGACTCGACAATCGGGAGTGGAGCCATACTCACCCCAGACGTGGGTGGGAACAGTCTCGAAGCAGTTTTCAAGTACTCCTGTCTGGCCTTCTGTGCTTTAGTAAGACCTCGCTTTGATTTTTTATCCTTAAACAGTTTGTCTATTGTGTTCAGTTCAGCGAGTTCAGCTGCGTTATATGGATCGTCTTGGCTATAAAGCAGGTCATTCGTTGCAGGATTCCCAAA